TATATGCGTAGGATCAGAGAAAGACCTGAGATTAATTTACATTGGTATCAGATGCCGATTATGATTAATGTTAGTACCAATATGACTGAGACTCATTTATTCTGTTGGGATGAAAAAGATAAAGACAAATGGATCAGACCTAAAGAGGAAGGTAGCATAGGTGAAAACGTATATTGTAAAAAAGAAACTTATTTTAATGATCTCTTCAATGCAATACTAAGAAAAGATTTCGGAGATAAAAAGACTGCATTTCTTGGTGGAGTGAGAACTGAAGAAGCACCTAAGCGTTTAAGAGGTCTTACAATGGGAGATGTTTACAAAGGGATCAGTTGGGGTAAAAAGGTTACCAAACAAATTATTATATTTTATCCGTTATATGATTGGACAACTTCAGACATTTGGATCTACATAGAAAGAAACAAATTAGACTATTGTAAAATATATGATCTTATGTATAATATAGGTTTGCCATTAAGAAATATGAGGGTATCTTCTATCTTTCACGAGAACAGTTTAAATAGCTTAGGTTACTTAGCAGAGCTTGAAAAAGATAATTGGAATAAAGTAGTGAACAGGATTCAAGGAGCTAATACAGTTAAGTCGGCTGAAGCATTATATTCAAGACCTAAAGAGTTACCTTATATGTTTAAAGATTGGAAGGAATATTCAGAGCATTTATTTGATACAATTCTTACAGAAGATATGAAGCCTGTATTTAAAAAAGGAGTTGAACAAAGGTATGAGACATATCTCAGGAAAATAGAAAGAAGAGAAACACCAAATGAAGATCAAGATGGATTTTGGAAAGTAGCTTGTAACGAATATCTTAGAAACGATTTTTGCTTTACATTATTAAATAATTTTCTTATAAAATAAAATGAAAGAACTAAAGAAACAAATTAAAAAAGCTTTTAAAGGATTAGACAAAGATGCACACGATACCCTTATGGATCAGTTGCAGGATTTTTTATTTAAAGATATATCTAATAAAACAGAACATCCAATAGACAGGGTGAAGTGGGTTAGCATAGAAGATGTAGAGGCAAATGATTACAACCCTAACTCAGTTGCAAAGAAGGAAATGCAATTACTTTTAAAGTCTATTGAAAATGATGGTTACACTCAACCTGTTGTAGTTGTGTATGATGAAGCTAAAAAGAAATACGTTATTGTGGATGGTTTTCACAGAACTACTATAATGAAATCATACAAACATATTCAGGAGACATCGAATGGGAAGTTACCTGTTGTAGTATTAGAAAAAGATATTAATGATCGTATGGCAAGTACCGTAAGACATAACAGAGCTAGAGGTACTCACTCGGTTGTATCAATGAGCGAAATGGTATTTAAGTTATTAGACGAAGGATGGGAAGATGAACAGATCGCTAACGAATTAGGTATGGAGTCTGAAGAGGTTGTAAGATTAAAACATATAACAGGATTCTCAAAACTATTTAAAGATAGAGAGTACAGCAAAAGTTGGGAGATGAAGAGACAGATCAAACTAAGAAAAGATCACAAAGAAAAAAACGGTGAAGCATTTGATATATGAAAATTAAACAAAGAATAGTACCATTAGAGGACTTAATCCCTTATGAGCATAACCATAGAGTGATTACGCAAAAAGCAATAGATGCAGCTAAAACATCAATAGAGAATTACGGTTTCAATGTACCAATACTGATAGATAAAAATAACGTTATCATTGCAGGGCATACTAGAAGGTTAGCTTTAATTGAGTTAGGATGGGATGAAGTATTATGCGCAGAAGTTCAAGAAGTCAATGAAGAGAAAAAAGATAAGATAAGATTGCTAGATAATGCGATAGGATCTTCATCAAAGTTTGACGATATAAAATTAGGTAGAGAGTTAAGATCAATACAAGATACAAGTACAGATGAAAGTTGGAATACATTCGCTGAAGTATTTAAAGATGATAGTGTTCTTACAAACCTGTTAAAGACATCATTAGGTGGTGCATTAAAACCTGTTACAAAAGAAACCTTAGAGAAAGCTAAACAAAAGCAAGAAACTAAGTTTGGAAACAAAGAATCGAATAACGATAATGAAGCAATAGTACAATGCCCTAAATGTTCTAGGGATTTTAAGATAAGAGTTTACTAAGATATGAATAGAGAAATAGAAGAGGTTAGTTTATTAAAGATAAAGCCTTACCATAACAATCCGAGACTAAATGCTAAAAGTATATTGATGCTAGAAAAGGCAATAGATACTTATGGGTTTTTAGTTCCTATTGATGTAGATGAAGATTATGTAATTGTAACAGGACATTCACGTTTCGCTGCTGCAAAGAAATTAGGATTAGCTAAAGTACCTGTAATCGTTTTAAGAGGTCTCAGCGAACGCAAAATAAAAGAATATCGAATAGCAGACAACACAGTTGCAGAGTTCACTAAACTTGATGTAGAGGCTAAATACGAGCAACTATCAAAGTATGTGCAAGACGATAACTTAATGGCATACGCATTTCCTGAAGTAGAAGTTAAAGTTCCTACAAATTTTGTTACACCTGTGGATCTTGATCCGATAGACAAAGAAGAGGAAACTACCGAATGTATTTGCCCATATTGTTATCACGAATTTGAGGTATAAATTAAGCAAAATGCGACAACTATAAAAAAGGATGGAAAAAAAAGAAGCTTTAAGCACGACAGCTAAAAAAGATTTAATGATAAAAGCTATGAAGAGTAGCTTAGGTAATATATCAGGATCTACTGATCAGGTTGGTATAAACAGGAATACACATTATAATTGGATGAAGGATGATCCACAATATGCCCAAGACATAAAAGATTGCTTAGAACGATCCATAGACTTTGCAGAGGCATCATTAATGAAAAACATCCAAGATGGAAATACAACTGCTACAATATTTTACTTAAAAACTAAAGGTAAAAAAAGAGGTTATGTTGAGAGACAAGAAATAACAGGAGCAGATGGAGAAAAAATGTTTACAGTTAAAGTTATAAAGAGTGTAGATGAACTTGACGAAGGAGATCAGGAGTAATGTTGTTTGGGATCACTTAGAAGAATCCAAAGCTAAAATTGTAGTTGAGCAGGGTGGAACAAGATCAGGTAAGACATACAACATCCTGTTATGGATCATATTCAGTTATTGTAACAACAATACAGGTAAGATTATAACCATCGCTAGGAAATCATTTCCTGCATTAAGAGGAACAGCTCTAAGGGATTTTTTCGAAATACTAAAAGCTAATGATTTATATTTTGAAGAGTTACACAGTAAGTCAAATAGCGAATACAGAATAAACGGTAATGTAGTTGAATTTACATCACTAGATATGCCTCAGAAAATTAGAGGTCGTAAAAGGGATTTTCTATTTGTAAATGAAGCTAACGAATTACACTACGAAGATTGGCAACAATTAATATTTAGAACTACTGAAAGAATAGTAATTGACTACAATCCTTCAGAAGAGTTTCATTGGATCTACGACAAGGTGCTTACGAGAGACGATGTGGAGTTTTATGTTACAACCTATAAGGATAATCCATTTTTAGGAAAAGCTCTTATAAAAGAGATAGAAAGGCTTAGAGATACAGATGAGCAATATTGGAAGGTTTACGGATTAGGAGAACGAGGTGCATCGAGATCTTTAGTATTTAATCACAGGGTATGCGATTCGATACCTGAGACAGCTAAGTTTGTAAGTTACGGATTAGATTTTGGTTACTCCAACGATAGCACAGCGTTAGTTGCAACTTACATAGAAGGTACAAATATGTATGTTAAAGAAATGCTGTATAGAACAGGTATGACAAATCAGGATATTGGAAACCAATTTAAACGATTGCAACTAGATAGAAGAGATGAGATCTTTGCAGATTCAGCAGAACCTAAGTCAATAGAAGAACTACACAGAATGGGGTACAATGTAAAGCCAACTTTTAAAGGAGCTATAAACATTGGTATTGATATGATTAGAAGATATAAATTGCACGTTACTAAGGATAGCATAAATATGATTAAGGAGTTACGAAATTATAAATATGTAGAAGATAAAAACGGACAGGTAACAAATAAACCATTAGATGCTTGGAATCACTCGCTTGATGCCTTGCGTTATAGTGTAGTAAATAAATTGAGCAGACCGAATTACGGATCTTACGCTGTTCACTAATACTTTTTTTTATTATATTGCGTATTACAAAATGTAGAATTAAATACGTTATATAAATATGAAAATAAATTTAGACATCCCTACTCGGTTAAGCGAGATTACTTTAAGGCAATACAAAAAGTATTTAGAAGTTCTCAAAGATAATGAAGGCGATAGGTTCTTAGATGCAAAAATGATCCAAATTTTTTGTGGAGCTAAACTTGATGAGGTTATGCGTTTACACATAAAAGATTCAGAGCAGATCTTAAATATAATAAGTGAATTATTTAATCAGAAACCTGCATTAGTTAGTAAATTCAAATTAGGAAAAATAGAATATGGTTTCCATCCTGAGTTAGACGAATTAACGTTAGGGGAATATATTGATCTTGATAGCTATATCTCAGATTGGGATAATATGGAAAGAGCTATGAATGTTCTTTATAGACCTGTTATCGTTAAGCTAAAAGACAAATACTCAATAGAAGATTACAACATAGATACTTACAATAATTTATTGGATATGCCTATGGATGCAGTTATGTCTGCAATTTTTTTTTTGTGGAATTTAGGACTAGAATTGTCGCAAGTTATGATGAACTCTTTGGAGCAGGATCAAACAACAGCCTTGACTCAGTATCTCAATTCTCAAAAAAGTGGGGATGGTATCAGTCAGTTTATGGACTCGCTAACGGAGACATTAGGAGATTTGAAGATATCACTAAATTAGAAATGCACAAATGCTTTCTTATGTTATCATTTATGAAAGACAAAAACGAAATGGAAGCTAAACAGATTAAAAAGAATTTTAAATGAGCAATCAAGGAATAAGAGGTTTTTATCAATTAACAGAAACGATTAAGAACGAGCTATTAAAAGATCAGAACATAAATAACGTAAGTACAGGAGATATCAGCGATGTTAATCTTTACAAACAGGATATATTTCCGATAGGTCATATAATTGTAAACAGCGTTAC